ATGGACGTTATATACCCCAAAACGTCTCCAAAAGTCATGATCAAGCCTGAACAGGTCATAACCAGTGGACATCAAGCTGAAACTGGCTCAAATCGGCTGGAATCGGTTTTAGAACCGGAATCAGCTCGTCTCTTTGGGTCTGCACGGCCTAGAATCCACACGCCACTGAATGAATTGCCAACTCGTGGCAAAGAATTGATTGACTTTGCAGCGCAAGTGATCCCTGGTGGCTTCATGCCATGGCAGAAATGGCTGGCCATTCACAGCTTGAAATTGAAACCCGATGGCAGATATGCCCATCCCTTCCGGGTCTGCACTGTAGCCAGGCAGAATGGAAAGTCCACGTATATGCTGGCATTGATAGCGATGAACCTTTTCCACTGGAAAGATTCGCTGCAAGTGGCGTCAGCTCACCGGCTTGTGACATCGCTGGAGCAATTTAGATCACTGGTCGCCATGATCGAGGCCAACGATGATTTAGCAAAGCAAGTCAAGCGCATTAGATGGCAGCACGGAGCTGAGGAAATTGAAACGTTGGATGGGTGCCGGTTCGTTATCAAGGCTGGTGGATCAGCTGCACGCGGTATGAGCAAGCCGGAGTCCGTTCATTTGGATGAGCTGCGTGAAATGCATGATCTTGAATCGTTCGCAAGCTTGCGCTACACATTAATGGCCGCGAAAAATCCGAGTATTAACGCTTTTACAAATGCCGGAGACTCACATTCCAAAGTGCTCAACATGGCACGCGATCGTGGCTTGGCCGCAGCTGCCGGAGCCAACGATGATATTTTCTATGCCGAATGGTCAGCACCCACGGACGACGTTCACGATGAAAATAACTGGATCGCAAGCAATCCGGCACTTGGTTACACAATTCATCCAGACAACATCCGCGGCGTTCTCAATGATCCGCATGAAGTCGTGATGACGGAAGTTCTGTGCAGATGGGTTCAGACAATTTCCAGCATCGTCAATCCCCAGGCATGGGAAGCTTGCGTCGATATGTCGGTCGATCTCGATCCTGAAAAATTGACGTGGTTGGCACTTGACATTTCGCCGGATCGACGTCACTGCGCTTTGGTTGGTGCTCAAAAGCTTGGCAATGAAAATTTCGTCGTCAAGCTCTTGCATACCTGGGAGAATGATCGTCAGCTCGATGATAAAGCAATCGCAAATGACGCAGCCGCCTATTGCCGCAAATATCCCATCGAGCATTTGCTTTATTCCAGAAAAACATCGGGAGCCGTGGCAGCTCGTATGCAGCCGGCTGGAATTCCGATCTTTGACATGGACTCGGCCTATCCACAAAGCTGCGATGAGCTTCTCGGAGCTATTAATAGCCAGCGGCTCAAGCATCGAAACCAGGCCGAGCTGAACACGCAGATTCTTTCAGCTGTGCAGTTGCGTCGAGGCGACTCAAGCTGGGTGATTGGACGTCGTGCCAGTCAAGCTGCCGTGTGCGCTGCCGTGGCAACAGCTCTCGTGACACACTTTGCGACACGCCCAGAGACGGAAATCGATATATTGGTCGGTTGATGCTATAAAGCGGCGAAAATTATCACATGGGAATACGTGACATTTTTGCATCGCGATCAGTGCAGACAGTGACCGCACCTGCCGGTGCTGATGTAGCTGCCGCATTGGGGCCAGTCACATCGCTTGATTCACTCACACCATTTTTCGGCGGCGTTAATACTGCAACACGTGAGGAAGCAATGTCAGTTCCGACAATTGCACGTGGTCGCAACATAATTTGCTCATCCATCGCATCGATTGGCTTAGAAGTGATCGATCGCAGCACTGGAATGGAAATCGAGGATGCGACGCCACGTGTAATTCGTACACCTGATCCACGTGTACCAGGTTCAGCCACTTATGTGTGGACGTGCGAGGATTTGCTTTTCTATGGTTATGCATATTGGCAGATTACTGAGCTTTTCTCCGACACGTATCGAGTACGCAGCGTTCAGCGCATTTCACCATCGCGTGTAACAATTCAAACAAATTCGATGGCCACTGAAATCGAGTATTACATGGTCGATGGATCACCAGTTCCAAATTCAGGAATTGGATCGCTTGTCGTATTTAACGGCAATGATGAAGGTTTATTAAATCGAGCCGGTAAAACAATTCGTACCGGAGCAGAACTAGAACGTGCCGCGGCGATGTATGCACGCGAACCAATTCCATCGATGGTGCTCAAGAGCAACGGCACGGCCTTACCAGCTGATCGAATTGCAAAGCTTTTGGATTCCTGGGGAGTCGCACGCCGCAATCGCAGCACTGCGTTTCTCAATGCCGACGTGACGTTAGAATCAGTCGGCTTTGATCCTGAAAAATTGCAACTCAATCAAGCCAGGTCATATGTTTCAACCGAATTGGCCAGAGCTTTGGGAATTCCTGCGTATTACGTCGATGCCGAAACTGGATCATCGATGACGTATAGCAATGCAACAAATCAACGTCAGACTTTGCTTGATTTCTCATTGATTCCACTTATGACATCGATTTCCGAAAGATTATCGATGCCTGATTTCGTTCCACAATCACAAGAAGTCAAATATGATCTCAGTGATTATCTACGCGGCTCAGATTTGGAACGTGCAAATATTTACAAGACTTTGAATTCAATTGTCGATGCAAATGGCAATCCAGCCATAACAGTCGAGGAAATTAGACAAGCAGAGGAAATGATCAAATGAAAGTCACCACACCATTCACAATCACAGCTGCCGATTCTGAAGCTCGTACAATCACCGGCAAGATCGTTGAATTTGATACACCAGCAACGGCATCAACCGGCAAAGTGCTTTTCAAGCGTGGATCACTTAATCCTGCAAATGTAAAGCTCAATTTGGAGCACGATGCAGCTCGTCCTATTGGCAAGACGCTATCGATGGAACTATCACCGGACGGAAATTCCATTGAAGCCACTTTCAAAATCTCAAAAACTACTGCCGGCACGGACGCGATCCAGGAAGCAATGGATGGACTACGTGACGGCTTTAGCGTCGAAGCCAATGCAAACGATTTCACTCACGCAAAGGATGGAACAATGATCGTCAATTCAGCTGATCTTGTTGGCGTCGCATTGACCCACAATCCGGCATTTGATTCTGCACGTGTATCAAATGTCGCCGCAACAACAGCACCCGAAAATTCTGAATCATCAACCGATGAAGCAGAAGCCCAACCACAACAATCAACAGAAGGAGACGTCGTGGAAAATACCCCCGTCACAGAGCCAGCTGCCGTAGAGACGGCGGTAGAAGCTTCAGCACCGGTTCAAGCTGCATCAGTAGCAAAGCCGGTCAATTTCATCGCAACACGCAATCCAATTGTTTCACCTGAAACATACTTAATGCACAAAGTCGCAGCTGTACGCGGCAATGAGGAATCTCGTGCGTTTATTGCCGCAGCTACAGCATCCACCGATAACCCAGGATTGATCCCAACACGTCAGCTCCGCGAAGTCGTCAATGGCCTTGCAGACAATGTGCGTGCTTCAATCGATTCCATTTCAAATGGAACCCTGCCTACAGCTGGCCTTACATTCCAGATTCCAAAGATCACAGTGCTTCCATCTGTAGATCAAATCGATGAACTCGATCCAGTAACACCAACAGTCATGGAGTCAGAGTTCATAAATGTGGATGTCAAGTCCTTCAAAGGCTCCCAGGTAATGACCGTCGAGCTCGCTGATAGGTCAGACCCACTTTTCTACTCTGAATTGGTTTCAAATCTTTCTGCACAGTATGCACGTAAAACAAATGAATACAATTCAGCACAGATCATCGCTGGTGCAACAAAGACTGCAACCGGTTATGGTTCAGACATCACAGCTGCCGAATTGCTCACATGGATTTCAAATGGCGCAGTCAGCGTTTATTCAAACACCATGAAATTCGCCGATGCAATTGTCGTCAGCCCAGCAATGTGGGGACGCATCATGTCATTCAACGATGCTGGACGTCCGATCTACAATGCATTGAACCCAATGAACGCAGCTGGAAATGCACAGCCACGCAGCCTTCGCGGATCAGTGAACGGCATCGATCTTTGGGTCGATACAGCTCTCACCGGAACAGCTGATAACTCAATGTACGTAATCAATCGCGATGCATACACCTGGTATGAATCTCCACGCTTGGAGCTTCGTACAAACGTCATTTCAGACGGCTCAATCGGAATTCTCATGTACGGCTATGGCGCAACTGCAACAAAAATTGCAGCTGGTGCATACGCTTTCGCAGACTAATTCCACACTAATCATCGGCCGGCTCATCTCCCGAACCGGCCGAGTCGCAGAGAGGAACGGAAATGCCAAATATCATCACGGCTGATGAACTACGTGCTGTACTTGGCGTTTCCGATTCCTTATTTGATGACGCATATTTAGATCAAATTATTGACAGCGCAGAGGCAACAATTTTGCCAATGCTCACGCAATACCAAAGCGCAGTAGTTGCGACAACAATCAAAAGCGATGTGCTTTACATCGACACACTGCGTCCAAATTTTTTCGTCCAGGGGCAAGGAGTCGTCCTGGCCGGAGTCGGTAACGGACTCGATGGCGCATACACAGTCAGTGATCATTCCGTCAAGCCATTTCAGGTCACTTGCGATGTGAATGAAGCTGATCGGATCACCACACCAGTGATCCCGGCTGGAACGATTACACTCGACGGCGGATCAGCTGCCGAGCTTTACGCAAATGTGGCTCCCGTCAAGACTGCCATTTTGATCGTCTCTACAGAAATTTTCCAAAGCGTAACTGCACCAGGCGGTCAAATTGAAGGCGTGGACTTTGCTCCAACGCCATATCGCATGGGTCGCAGCTTACAAAATCGAGTCATTGGATTGATTTCAGCTTATTACGATGTGGAATCTATATGCCAATGACAACTTTGCTCGATGTCCGGACTGAATTAGCGGATGCGCTATCAGGAGTAGCTGCATCGGTTTATCCGGTAGCACCTGAAGCCGTGATCCCACCAGCTTGCGTAATTATTCCCGATTCACCTTGGCTTGAAAATCTATTGATCAATGGAGCAGTAACAAAAGTCAAAGTCAATTTCATCGTGACGGCAGCGGTCGCAAATAACGCCAATTCAGGTGCTTTGGATCAATTGGAAGCACTCATCATCAGCATTTTGGGGGCAATGCCCGCAGGATACGTCGTCGGAGACGTCCAACGTCCGTCAATCGTTTCGGTTGGGGCATCGAATTTGCTTGTCGCAGATTTGAACGTCTCAACTTATTTCACTCAAGAAAATAACTAGGAGCAAAAATGACAACTATCATCACCGGTAGAGACATCACATTCACCATCGATGGTGATACGTACGATGCTCAAGCTACATCCGCAACCCTTACCATCGATTCAACAATCAACACTTATCAAACACTCGATGGCAAGGCTTACTACACAACAGATTCGCAGGGCACTTTCGCCGTTGAAATGCTTCAAGATTTTGGAGCTGGATCGTCACTTTGCGAAGCACTTTGGAACGCAGCTGCGTCTGCACCAAATACAGCTTTGCCAGTGCTATTCACAGTCAATGGAATTGCTTACGCTTTCGAAGTTCAGCCAATTTTCCCAGCTCTTGGCGGTACTGCACCGGATGCACTCACTGCGTCACTTTCATTCACTTGCGTAACCACGCCAGTGCTAGATTAATAACAAAGAATCGGGAGAAAAATGAAACTACCAATCACAATTGAATACACGGGTGGCAACCAGGAAACCTATACAGCTCAACCACCAGAGTGGGCTAAGTGGGAAAAAATGACTGGCAACATCATTTCACAGGCGCAAGAGAAAATCGGAATCGCTGATCTCTTATTCCTGGCCTATCACGCAATGAAACGTGAAAACGCTGGGAAACAGCCCGTGAAACCTTATGAAATTTGGTGCGATACAGTCGTCGAAGTTTCAGTCAGCCAGTCAGACCCAAAAGCCACAGACCCGGAAGCCTAGGCCGGATACTCGTTGATCTAGCCTTGGCAACCGGAATCCCGATGCAATATTGGGAATCAGCCGAGGACATTTTGACGGCCATCGAGATACTGGAGCAGAGAAATGCAAAGTGAGGTCATCGCATACGATAAAAGCGATCTCCGCGGCGTGCTTCGTGCTTTCAAGGCGATGGATGAACAAGCTATCCAGGAAGCACGGGTCACATCAAATGCTTTGGCCACGTATTTACAGGGCAAGATTCAAGCAAAGGCTGGCACGTTGCAATCACGCAACGTTGCCGGCCGAATTGCCGATGGATCACGTGTGAGCAAATCCAGCAAGATTGGTGAAATTTCATTTGGTTTCGTAAGTCAGAAATTTTCAGGTGGCGGCACGACTCAACAGCTTTGGGGTGGTTCAGAATTCGGATCGAATAGATTTAAGCAATTTCCAGTCTGGTCAGGTCGTGAAGGCCGCGGATCGCGTGGATGGTTTATCTATCCAACGCTGCGTGCCGAACAGCCTTACATCATCAATGAATGGGAACATTCATTCGATAAGATATTAAAGGAGTGGAGCTAATGGCTACCGGATCACGTACGCTGAAACTGGCAATCCTTGCCGATGTAGATCAGCTCAATAAATCGTTAAAGGCAGCAAATAACGATGTCGAGGATTCCAGTAGCAAGATCAGTGATTTTGGAAAAAAAGCCGGACTAGCTTTTGCAGCTGCCGCAGCTGCCGCAGCAGCTTATGCGGTCAAGATTGGAATTGACGGCGTTAAAGCTGCCATCGAGGATGAAGCTGCCCAGGTTAAACTGGCACAAGCTTTGAAAAATGCCACGGGTGCAACCGACGATCAGATCGCATCGGTCGAAAAACAAATTTTGAAAATGAGCCTGGCTACAGGCGTCAGCGACGACAAACTGCGTCCGGCCATGGCTCGACTATCGCTATCGACGCAAGATGCCAGCAAAGCCCAGGAATTGCTATCGCTGGCTCTTGATATATCAGCACAGACTGGAAAGCCGCTGGAAGGCGTCGCCAATGCCTTAGGAAAGGCATACGACGGGCAGACGACAGCTCTTGGCAAATTAGGCGTTGGCCTATCGTCAGCTGAACTCAAAGCGATGTCATTTGAGCAGGTTCAAGGCCGTCTGAATGAGCTATTTGGCGGCGCAGCTCAAGCCAATGCCAACACATTTGCCGGACGCATGGAACGTCTTAAAGTCACATTCGATGAAGCCAAAGAAACCATCGGATTTGCTCTCTTGCCAATCCTGGAAAAGCTCATGACGTTTATTACTACCAACGTCACACCAATCATCGAAAAATTATCCAATGCATTTTCCAACAAATCAGGCGGCTTGGCGTCATACATAGAATATTTGGGTGGCGTAATCACCAATGTATTTACACCGATTTGGAATGGCTTGGTCAAAGCTTTTGGATATATCAAAGATGCTATTGGCGACAATATGGATTCATTCCGTGCATTTGGTCAATTGATCGTGGACTACGTGGCACCAGTGCTTGGCAAAGTATTGGGACAAGCTTTCGAGAACGTTGGAAAAATCGCCAGCGTGGTCATAAACATTATGGGTGACGTCTTAGGTGGATTGACAAAGCTTGTGACCGGAGCAATTTCGGCGATTAACTGGCTCATCGAAAAATACAATTCAATTCCATTTTTGCCTGACATCAAACCCATTCCGGTTTCATCGGCTCCAAAGATTTCAATGCCATCCACAAGTTCATCGAGTACGACGGCGAACATTCCAGCTGTTCCAACAATCACGCCGCCGGCAGTTTCAGGATCAGCTGCCGCGACTCAATCAGCTGCGTCGCAAGGTGCTCAAATTGCAGCTATAGCGTCACCCTTAGCCAACTTGGTTCCTACAGTGACAATTGGCGGCGCACCCGCCGGATATACCCAGGAGATATTCAAGCCAACAGTGACTATCGGTGGAGCACCGGCAGGATATGTCAGCAATGCAGCTCCCCAGGTGACTGTAAATATGGGAGTGGTTGGCGATCCCGAAGCTGCGGCTCGAACCATTGTGAATACAGTCAATGACGCATTTTATCGTGGCACTGGTGGTGCAACTGCGTTCAGGATTGAAAAATGACAGTATTTAACCCGGTATGGCAAGTCACTATAGATGGGACGCATTACACCGAATTCGTGCTGGCAAATCTATCAATCCAAAGTGGCCGTACCAACATCTATGAACAAGCTCAAGCCGGCTATTGCAGCTTGACTCTTTACAATGTCACGCAATCCCAGGTGGATATCAATATCAATGATTCCGTGGGAATTTCGCTGAAAGATTCAACAAATACATTCGTGCCAATATTTGGTGGATCAGTGGTTGATTTATCCATCGAAGTGGTCAATGCCGGAAACGTGGGCATTACTCAATCAATCACCATCGTGGCCGTTGGAGCATTATCAAGGCTACAAAAAGCTCTTTATTCGTCAGCCATAAATCGAGCACATGACGGAACTCAAATCAATGTCGTGCTTTCGGATTTATTGCTCAACAATTGGGGAGAAGTGCCGGCAGCTCTCACTTGGGGCAATTATCAGCCAGCTACGGAAACCTGGGCAAATGCCCAAAATGTAGGTTTAGGCGAAATTGATACACCAGGCAATTACGATCTAGCTGCCAGGTCAGCATCAGTGACCGACGTTTATTCTTTGGTGGCATCACTGGCTACGTCTGGGCTTGGATATATCTATGAAAATGCTCAAGGCCAAATTTCATATGCAGACTCGACGCATCGATCTCAATACCTTGCAACCAATGGATATATAGACGTTTCAGCTGCTCAGGCAATTGCTCCAGGAATCAAGATTCAAATGCGAGCTGGAGACGTACGCAACGACTTGACCATCAAATATGGATCAAATTCAGCCAGTGAAGTATTTGACGAGGATTTGACGTCGGTAGCCATTTATGGCCGCTTGGCACAAATCATCTACACGACGCTGCATGATCAGGTGGACGCGGAAGCTCAAGCTGCGTTCTATCTCAAGCTGCGTGCCTATCCCCAATTCATGATGCAATCGATTCGATTTGAGCTAACAAATCCCGAATTGGACGACGCCGATCGTGACGCCATGATCAATATATTCATGGGGTTGCCGCTTCGCATCTCAGATTTGCCTCAGAATATGTCAGCCGGTCAATATGCAGGATTCGTCGAGGGCTGGCAGTGGACGGCCGGATATAACACAATCTCGGTCACGGCTTTATTGTCTCCATTAGCCTATTCACTTCAGGCAATGCAATGGCAAGAAGTCAGCGTGTCGGAACAGTGGAACACCATCACAAACACATTAACGTGGGAAAATGCCCTAGTGGTCGCATAAGGAGAAAACATGAGCAATCCAACAAGCAATTTTGGGTGGCAAATGCCAACCAATACCGATTTGGTGACGGATTTACCAGCTGATTTTGAAGTTTTTGGTCAGGCGGTTGATACATCAATGGCCGATCTTAAAGGCGGCACAAGTGGTCAAATCTTGTCAAAAAATTCAAATACCGATATGGATTTCATTTGGATTAATAACGATCAGGGAGACATTACCGGAGTCACTGCCACATCACCTTTAACAGGCGGTGGAACATCTGGAGCAATTACTGTCGGAATTCAGGCGGCATCAACTACTCAATCAGGTGCAGTGCAACTCGAAAATTCAACATCAAGTACATCAACCACAACAGCTGCGGTTCCTGCATCCGTCAAATCAGCTTATGATTTAGCAAACGCAGCAATTCCGGCTGCAATTGTCGATGCAAAAGGTGATTTAATTGCTGCAACGGCAGCGGACACTGTGGCTCGATTGCCAGTTGGTTCAAATGGACAAGTTTTAACAGCTGATAGCACGACTGCAACTGGAATGAAATGGGCAACTGCGGCTGCCGGTGGTGGAAAAGTTTTGCAAGTGGTTGGAGCTACATACGCGACATCTACATCAAATTCCACGACGACCGAAGCGGATACAGGCTTAACTGTCAGCATCACACCGACGGCAAATACAAGCAAAATTTTGGTTCTTGTGAATCAATCTTCCATCTATAAAACGGCTGGAAACGTAAATAACGAAATTGAATTGAAACTGTATCGTGGTGCCACATCTTTGGCTTTATCTAGAGGTTTATTTACCGGAACTTTATTGGATCTTAATATCGGTTCAATATCATTTGGATATTTAGATTCACCAGCTACAACATCATCCACGACATACAAAACGACTTTCAAAAATACAAACGCATCTGCGACAGTATACGTCCAAAAAGACAATTCAACATCAACGATCGTTCTCATGGAAATAGGTGCTTAAATGATAAATGGTGGAGAAGTTCTATCAATGCTGATTCCGCAAGGCGGATGGATTATTTCAGGCGACGAATATGAAGGAATCACCTGGGTTGATGAATCGGTAAAAATTACAAAAAAAGAATTTACCGATGGATTTGCAGCTTATCCTGCATGGAAAGCTAGTCAAGTGGCTGAAATGCAAGCGAAAAAACAGGCATTGCTGGATCGTTTAGGAATGACACAAGAGGAAGTGCTTTTGCTTTTAATATGATTTCCGCAAATGGATGGCCGGCTTCGAAAGATCGATCAGAAATCGGGGTCAAGTCATTTGAAGTACCAGGCACATCCGGGAAACTAGCTTGCGCCGAAGCTGTAGCACCCTTACTGATCGGATTTGCAGCTGAGTTTCACAAGCTTATCGAGCCAATCGATGGGGGCAGTCTCGATGATTGGGGATATTGTTTTCGCGATGTCCGTGGAAATGTGGGGAAGCTTTCCAACCATTCATCGGGCACA